GTAGTAGTTGCCATTGTTCTAGTTTATCCTTTTCTTAAATAACGTCAAGCCACATAGTTGTATTGTCTAGATTCTGCCATTGGGTTAATGGGTTGTAGTCTTCCCATTGTACATCAAGAGTTGAGTAGATTGAGTTAGAAACAGACATAGTAAGTTCAAGGTTTCGTCTACCTAGTGTCCAAGTCCAGCCCTCAACAAAGCCCTCAAAGAACCCTGAAGATATAAGCCCTACTGGAATATTGTCTACGTAAAGCAAAGTGTCCATAGATACAGCTAATAGGTCATCTCTAACAGTATTGGTCATAGCATCGTTAGCTAGATTTACTGATACTTCTTCAAGTGAGGTTCTAGGTGTTCCTCGAAAGTTAACAAAGTTTACAGCTTGCTCTTGGGCGTCAATTTGTTGAGCCAATATTGTGTTTCTTATTTCTTGCAACAAACCATAATCATTTATTGAACTATCGTTTTGAGCTGCTTCTTCAAGTATTGGGTCGTCATATTGAATAACAACGCTGTTCACAATATCTGCTGTTTGTAATCTTGTTTGAATATCAGCGTTAGCAAGGTTTGCGTCTAGTTCAATTAGGTTATCTGAATAGTTAGTTATTCTTCGTTCTGCGTCTGCGTAGCCAATTTCAAAATCTGTGGTGTCATATAAGTAGCCTAATCCTGATTGTTGGGTTTCATCAGTTAAAATATATGCTTGTTGTATTTCAGCTGTTCTAGCTAATACTTCGTAACGTCCTGGGTCAATTGTGTCTATGCCTTGTACACCATAATTAGCCCAAGTCTCTGTAGTAAAATCGTTCCAAGTTTGTGTGTTACTTAAATCTTCCCACGCAATAAATAAAGTTTCTTCAAGTATTCGTTGTATACGTGCGCCGTCTAATTCTTCAGGATAACTAATAGCACCAGCTGTTCGTTTAACAAGTAAACCAAGTGCGCCTATGGCTTGTATTTGTAAAGTATTAGGTTTTCCACTTGCCCCAGCAGCTTCTAATCTGTTGTAAACACCTGAGACTTCACCTGTAAACAATTTGACATAAGTACCTGCTGAATTTGTTACTTCAATAATTACTGGGTCTAACAGCTCAACTACTGGGCTTGCCCCATCAAGGTTTAATAATTCTATGTTGCAATAACTTGGTTGTGTTGCTTCAAAAAAATCGTTGCGCCCATAGGTAATTGTGCCACCTGAAAGTATGTCGGCTGTTTGTACAACACCTGCAATAGTGACCCGATAAGTTGGTGAGTAAACTGTCATAGGTTTATCTAAAGCCGAAGTTGAAAGGTGTTATACCTGTGGTTTTAGTTGCTGTGTTTGTAGATTTAGTTATTGCTCTAGTAAATCCTTGTTGGTCTACTGGACCTTTGAATTGATTTATTATAGTGACATTTGGTTTTTGTGTGTTAATTCCTACTAAACCTTTTACTTTGCCTGACAATGGAGCATCTGGAGCAAATTGACCTGATGCACTTGCAAATTGTCCTATAAGTGAATCATCAAAGGCTTGCTTGAAATCTCTAAACTTTTGTACAGCTGAATCGATTTTGGCAAACAAAGAATCTAAGCCCTCAACCATACTTGTTAATAAGTTAATAAATCTTACAAATCCTGAATCATCAGAAGTGCTACTGTCAAAAATTCCTGCTAATGAACCAAGTCCATCACCTAATTCACGTAAAGCTTTTCCTAAATCATAACCTGCTGTTTCTGAATCTTCTATAACTTCACCAAAAGTTAAAAATGCTGGTACAGCAGCTTTTCTACTTTGACCTGTTAAGCCATCAACTAATCCTTTTACTGCAGGTACAAAATCATTTTTAAGAAAATCAGAAAACTTTAAAGCAACTGGAAGTAATGATTCACCCAATGTTGTTTTAACGTCTTCAATGTTAGCTGCAAGTATTCTTTGGCTGTTTGCTAACCCGTCTGAGGTTTTAGCAAAATCTCCTTGAGCATCAGAAGTTTGTTTGTAAATCGCTGCTTGAGCTGCAAGAACTTTGTTAGCAGGTGATAAAGCTTCTTTGGTAGATTTAATTAAACCTAAAGCCAAAGCCTCGTTTTTAAGTGTTGCATCATTAAGTAAAATTCCGTATTTTCTAATAGGTTCTGCTTCACCTCTTAAAGCTGCACCTATTGCTTGTATAGCTTCTTCTGGAGAAGTGTTATTAAAAGAAGCAAGGTCTGAAGCAAGTTTGACAAAGCCTATAGAAAATTTAGATAAATCTTTTCCTGTTAATCCTGCTGCTTTACCAAGTGTGGCAAAAGTTGATGCTGCTGATACTGCTTGTTTTTTTGATTGACCTAATGAGTCTGCAGCTGTTTCAGCAAATGCTTCAATGTCTTTAGAAGCGTCGCCAAATATAACTTTTGCTTTTGATATTTCTTCAGCAAAATCTGAAGCTGCGCCAATAGCATCTTTGCCTATTTTGATAGCCATAGCGCCAGCAGCAGCACCAAGAGCTGCAAAAGCCAAAGCACCAGTCTTTAATGCTGTGCCAAGTTTGTCGCTAAAACTTCTAGTTTCATTATCAGCTTTGTCTAAACCTTTTATAAAATCTTTTGTGTCAGCAAGTAAAGCTAATTTAAGTGTTCTAATATCAGCCATTAAACTCTACCTGTCCAAGCGTCTCTAACTTTTTCAAAACCTTGTAACCATTCCTGAGCAATTGTAGGTTGAAATCTTGACATAGCACGATACAACCACCAACCCTCTTTACCACCCTTGCCAGAGCGTCTAGGAAATTGTTTATACTGCTTTGACCCGAATTCATTACCCATTATCACATAACCAGCACTAAAAGCACTAGACCCAACTTTACGATTACCACCAATACTAAAACTTGGTGCTTTATCAGACTTAGATATTTTAATCGAGTCAGCAACGGCTTGTGCTTGTTTAACATTATAAGGCGCATTATTAGCTGCACCTTTAGCATAATTAGCACCTCTTTCTGCTAACGAACTAGCAATTTGTTTCATATCATTTTTAGCAATATCGTCCATTTTGCTAAACGCACGAAGTAACCCACGATAGTCTTTATCAACTTTGACTATTTGAATTTGTTTAGCCATTAGCTCGCTCGTTTAATATGTCTATAGCCGTTGCCCATATTTCGGGTTCGGCATTGAGCCAATAATCGGGTGTTATCCCAGTTGCTAAGGCTAACTCGACTGCTGTTCGCCCAAGACTTCGGGCTTGGTAAAATTTGCTGTCTCAAAATCAGAAGCTGCAATAGAGATGACTTTGGTTTTCCAAACATCAAAACTTTCAACTTTTTTTGTAACACGTTGTTGTATTTTGTGACCAAGGAATAAAAGAAGTTGGTTACTTGGTGTGCTTTCGTCCATAAGAACTCTAACAATAGATTTATTGTTATATAGTTCTTTTTCTGCCATAGCAAGTTCGATTGGTCTTGTCCATTCATCAAACTTTTCACCTGTTTCTAATTCCCAAGATATTTGTAATTTAAGCATTTGTGTGCCCCTGTTCTTTGTTTGTGGTTGTTACGCTGTTAGGTCTTCGGTTGGAATACCTACAACTTGTAATGATACTGAACAAGTTTGTACGTCTGCACCTGAACCTGTAATGCTTGGGTATTGTGGCAATACTAAACCAGTTAATGTTACACCAGTTCTTAATGTCATAATAAAAGCGATTGTAGTATCTGGAGCTGTTTCAGTTCCGTTCCATAATACTTGATACAAGCTGTTTGGTGTTGCGCCTGCGTCGTTTAAGAACTCAATGTCAAGTGTAACGTTTGAGTCTATGTATTTGTATGCTTTGCCTGCAAGGGTGTCAAAAGTTAATCTTTCTGTATCAAAGTTGATAGTAGAAGAAGTAATTTGCTCTGAGTAGCTATTTCCGTTAACACTTAGAGTTAATTGACGACCACTTAAAATCGTTGTTGCCATTGTTGCCTTTCCTAGCCTGTGTAGGCTGTTTGTAGTTGGATTTCAGCAGACAGCAAATCTGTGCTGTTGGTCTGCCTAATTCTCGGACTAGATACTGACAGTATAACCCAATTAGTCGGTATAAGTGCCAAGATTGTTTCTATATCATCTTCCAAGTTTGTTAATGCGCTTGGGTTTGAATACGTAGTGCTG